TTCTCTTTCTAACCGCATGATTGAAGATGTTCTTCAGCGTCAGCAAGTAGGAGCTGGATTTAAGCTTTACATTGATCGTGTTTATAGCGGTGGGAATGTAAGTGATACTCTTAGCCGTTTTATTAGTTTTGATGCGACATTAACTTCTGCTTCTTTAGGTGTTACTCCTGATGACGCACAATCGGTAACAGTCAACTTCCGTCCTGCTGGAGTTCCTACTTTCGATTTTAGTCGTTCATAATAGTAACGGAATCGGAATGTTCCACTAACCCTGCTTCCCGCAGGGTTTTTTATTGACTATTGAGCTATAGTAATGGCACATAAAACATTGTTATGGCATCTAGCTCAAAACCGTCAAGGACATCTATGCGAGCAATAGACCGTTTAAAAAAAGCAGCAAATTTAGAAGCATCGAGGAAAGAAATAGAACTATCTGATGGCACGTTATTTGAAATGTGGGTGTCTCCTTTGACAATGGCAGAAAGAGAAAGAGCACAAAAGGGGGCAAAAGGAGATGATGCTAATGAATTTGCATTACGCTTGTTAATGACAAAAGCACAAGATGAAAATGGGCAGCGTTTATTTGCTTTAGGCGAAATAGATGTACTAAAGAATGAAGTCAGAGATGCAGATTTACAAAAACTAATGCTTGCTGTTATTAGTGATGATGAAGAGCCTATTGACCCAAAATCCTAAGTGCAGAGCTTCGTAAAGATAACTTGTTGATGCTTCAATTTGGCATCGCTAAAGAGTTAGGGAAGTCTCTTGCAGAAGTCAGACAAATGACGCTAGAAGAAATACTTGGATGGAGTTCTTATTTTCAAGTTTTAAACGAAGACCAGCAGAAAGAAATAGATAGAGCGAAGAGACTCCGCTAGACTGTTGCGTAGTGCGTGGCTTAAACCATCGTGGCCTATACAGCCGATATAAATATTGCTGTAAAAGGCACTAAGCAGTTAGATCTTCTTACTAAAAGACTAGAAGCTAGTGCAAATCAGATTGATAAGACTCATGCCAAATTAGTTAAGTGGGCAGAGGTAACGAAATCTAATGTTGTTCCTTCTTTAAATAATTTAAATAAGGCTTTAACTGAGGCTGCGTATAATTTTAATGAAAGTGTATTAGGTACTAGAGCTGCTACAAACGCAGCTAGAAACTTAGTAGCAGCAGAGAAAGCAGTAAACAAGGAACTAGAGCAAAGATCAAGACTACTAAACAGTATTAGAGGAGTGAATCCTTCTCAATACAGTCAACCAGCGGGGCCAAGACTTTTAGCAGGACAAACTTCTTCTATTGCTAAAGACGGTACAGGTACTTTGGTAGGACAAAGAGTAAATGTAGAACAGAGGATAAAGACGATACTGGGAGAACAAGATTCCTTACAGAGATCTTTATTAGAATTAGAGAGAAAAGCTACAAGTGAGTTAGCAAAAAAGGCAGAGTTAAGAGCTAAAAACAAACAACAATTTCAATCAGAGGTACAAGCTTTAGCTGCTCAAGCAAATGCTGAAAAAGCAGCTAGGCAAGCAGAGGTAGAAGCAACTAAAAATATTGTGGCAGAAGAAATAAAAAGAAGAGAAGCAGGAAAATTATCTGGTATTCAGAGAAGACAGAATATGGAAATGGCTAATCAAGAACTTTTGACAGAAATAAAGCTTACTAAGTTAGCTGAAAGAAGAGCTAGAGGACAAAAGTTTAAAGGGGCTGTGGGCAGTGGACTTATTGGTGGTGCATTTCCTCTTTTATTTGGACAAGGTTTAGGTGCTTCTGTCGGTGGTGCAGCAGGTGGTTTTGGCGGTGGAATGATGGGGGGTCAATTTGGTTTTGCTCTTTCTTTGGTAGGTACAAGCGTAGGTTCTGTTGTAGATAGGTTTGTTAAAAGTATCTCTGAGCTAGGGCAAGCCTTTAGTTCCGTTAAGCCAAATATCACAGCTTTAGTATCGGCTCTGGGAGAAACAGACACAGCTTATGGACAACACATATCTATTCTTGAACAAGTAAAAGGTAAAGAAGCCGCTTTTGAAGCTGTAAGAGAAAGAATGATTAGCCTTGTTGGATCTAAAGGTGTAAAAGCTTTGTCTGAATTTGGGAATCAGACAACGAAACTTGCTAGTGAATTTGCTAAGGCAATGACGCAAATGAAGGCTTCATTTGCCAATTTTATTAACAGTACAGGTATTGGAAGAGGTATTACAGGGCAATTAGAAAAGGCAAATTTAATTAGACAGGCAAAAGCTTCCGATGATCCAAGGTTAGCAGATGCAAAAGCTGAATTTGAAAAGTTTAATAAGGGAATACTGTTTGGTGGTGATCCAGCAAAAGCTTTTGCTGCTTTAGATAAAATGGTTGAAATTCAAAAAGAGATTAATAAGGGTAATGATCCTTTATTAACAGCAGGTAAGGCAAAATTAATGGAGCTAGAAGAAGAAACTAAATTTATGAATGAAAAAATACGATTAGGAGAAAAACAAGCGACTATTGAGAAGAAGATAAACGATATTTTAAAAGAAAATCCTAAGTTGAAGGAAGATGAAGTTCGAGTTGCTGTAACTGCATTAGCTAAAGCAGAAGAGTCTTTTGAAGCAGCAGAGAAGACAAGAGAAATGTATGAAAATATAAAACAAACAATTGCTACAGGGTTAGCTAATGCAATTCAAGGATTAATAGATGGTACTAAATCATTGGGTGAATCATTAGCGAGTATAGCTAAACAAATAGCAAGCATGATGCTTCAAAAAGCAATAATGAGTGCTTTTTCGTTTGGATCTGGGGGAGTAGCTTCAGGTGGAACTGGTGCGATGGTTGCCGCAGATAATCTTAAATATGGAAATACTTTCCCAGCAGGATCATTCTCTACTGGTGGAATGGTAACAAGACCAACCGTAGGACTGATAGGAGAGGCTGGAGAAGACGAATACATTATTCCTGCATCAAAGATGGCTTCAAGTATGCAACGCTACTCAGCAGGTGCTAGAGGTGAAGCTGTAATCCCTGGCACTGGTTCGTCTTATGCAGGTGGAGGCGGTGGAAGTTCTACTACTGTTAATTACTCTGGGCCTATATTGAACTTCAATTCTGAAGAGTTTGTTCCTAAGTCTGCTGTAGGACAAATCATTGCAAGTGCTTCTGCTAGAGGTGCTTCTATTGGAGAAAATAGAACATTATCTACATTGAAAAATTCTCGTAGCAGGAGGTCTGCTTTAGGTTTATGACCGTTATTGCTTTAACTACCTTTATTGAAATTTTTGATCCAAAAGCGTCTGGTTCTTATTCCGATCAAGTTATTTATAAATTTCAAAATAGCACTCCTAATTCAACCATTAGTGCAAATTTAGGCAGTATGGGGACAGCTAGTTATCCTTTCCTTTCTTTTATTTATCAAGGTGCTGCCTTAACAAAAACAGGAGACAATATTGAAGCAGGGTTATTCTTAGCCAATGAAGATTCGGATCGAACAGGTGTTGCAGGAGCCAATAAACTTTCTATGAGTTACGCTGCTGAAGCTGTTCAAAACAAGTGGAGCATTAAAGTTTATACATGCAAAATGAATAATACTTTTACTGCCTTAGATGGTTTACCTCTTGTTATTGATACTTGGTTAATTGCTTCGATGTCATACGATGTTTCTTCTATTGAAGTTTTATTATCTAGCGGAGTAGATGCAGTAGGAGGAAACACAGGAAGATACCTTACGACAGCTATTGCTGGATCGTTACCAGTTACAGGTCAAATATTTAGTAAGTGAAGCCTCATCAATTATTAGGTATTCCATATCGAATAGGGGCTGATCCTGTTAAACATAATGCGGCTGATTGCTTAAGTCTGACAAGAACAGTTTTAAATCATTACGGTATTAAAAGCCCTGCACCAACTAGAGATTGGTATAGAAGATTTAGAAAAAAAGATCAAGGAATTTTTAAAGAGGAGCTAAGTAAGTGGGGAATGCTGGTAACAACGGCTAAGATCGGTGTTGTAGCTCTTTGTTTAGGCAAAGACAGTTACGCTTTAGCTGTTTATTGGGAAGGCGGTTGGATCTCATTCGTAGAGCAGGAGGCAAAATGGAGTCCCCTAGAAGGATTGGGGGTTCAAGAGCTTTATTACCCTATGAAGCAGAACTTTGTAACGCATTAGGAATTAGCGAAAAAGAATATTTTGAATTTGTAGATTTAGCAGAGGCAGCTATTTATCAAAGGAAAGAAGGATATGAACTAATTCCAGAAATTTATGCAGGGCCAGCAGCTTACGCAGCTATTGGCTTAACCCTTACAAGTGCTCAAGCTGCAATTGTTACTCAAATAATTGTAGGAGTTGCATTAACAGCAATCTCATATCTGTTAACGCCTAAACCTAAAACTCCAGAAACTCCTCCCCAATTAACTGTTGGTGGTGTTCAAGGTCGTAGTCGTTTCACACCACAATCATCTTTTGATGCAGTACAAGATCTAGCTGTTCTTGGTACGTTTATCCCTCTTGTTTATGCTCGAAAAGGAGTTCGTGTAAATAGTCAATTGTTGTGGTCACATATGAAGACCACTGGAATAGGAGAAATTCTTTCAGTTGTAACTTTGTTTTCTAATGGTCAATTAGGAAGTAAACCTTCTTTTGATTCTTTTGCTTTAGGAACAACAATGTTGCAAGACTTTAGTAAAAGAAAATTAGCTTTATATTTTACAAAAGGTAGAGAATTTGAAAATAGAATTAATACTGTTAATGATAGATACGACGAAACAACTGCTCCTGATAGTCATAATTTAGCAAACAGAGGAGAAGAAGAATTTGACACAGAAGATCCGTTTTCAATCAGAATAAAATCAGGGGGAGGTTCTACTCCTAACTTTAGGTTTAATAAAGGGTTTGCTTCTGTTAAGACTCAATCTTCTAAAAGTAAATTTGGTGCGTTTGCACCTATTTCAAACGGTAATGCTTATAAAGTTCCTTGGGAATTAGTAATGTTTCCTAAAGGAATAAAACAAGAAGTTAGAAATGATAGCTTACAAAAATTACAAAAAATTACTCATAAATACCCTAGATACTCAGCTTTAGTAGGTGGTTCAGAAGGTCAAATTAGTTCAGTTAGTGAAAATACAGAATTAACTTATCGAATCTACGGAGCACTTAAAGAACCAGCGTGGGAATCAGAAGGTGCAGGAAGCGGAGCAATAGACCAAGATAAATTTGCTCCTTGGGGATCTAAAGATGCAAAGTCAGCAGCAGATACTTCTAGAATTGAAGCTGATGAAAGATTAAGGATAGGTCAACAGTATTTAATAGGAACAGCTTTAGCTACTTGTACATTAGAAACCAATGGAAATATTTGGGATTCTCATAATGCTTTTAGTAAAGATTATAAATTAACAATTGACGAATCAGGTTTAATTCAATATCAAACAACAGACAGCAGAAAAGATCCTTTTGATAGTCTTATTATTCAAAAAGCTGCTGTAGGAGCTGTTTCAAATACTAGACAATGTGATTACACGGAGATAGGAATTAAAAGCAAAGTTTTTAGAAGAATAAATGGAGCGCCTAATGTAAATGCAATGGTTTCTAGAAGTAAAGTTGCTGAATATGAATCAAAAAATGGTTCTATTTCTATAGGTTCAGTTAATAAATATATAAAAAGATTTAGTTTTTTTAAGTTTCAAATGAAATCACAAGAAGAAATCAATTCAGAATTTCAAGATGTTTTAGGTTCGGTTGTCTTAGGAGTAGAAGGTAATTCTCCATTAGAACAATACAACACAATATGTATTAAAAACAACGGAGAAATGTATGATTATAGATTTGTACCTGTACCAGGAAATTATTTACTTACAAGTCAAAGTTCGGAAACTGTTTATATTTTAGGTCATAACAATACAAGTAAAACTATAACTTATACAAACTTTGTTAAATCTGTAGTTATTGACTTTAATGCAAACAGATTAGTAGTAATCAAAAATACTGATCGCATGGGAAACCCTGAATGGATCAGAGGTGGTTTAGGAGTAGGAACAATTAATTCTGAAGATCCAACAAGTTCTCCTGTTGGAGGACAAGTTGTTGGTTTGACGCACTCAAATGGTGATCCTTACAGTAACAATGAAGTAAAACCTACTCAGGGAGAAGAATATATAGACCAAACAGGTTCAGATAATCCAGCAAATTACATAGGGAATAATGAGTACTACAGTCGTCAAAATGGAGTCGTAGCAATTAGATTTAAAGGTGGTTCGATAAGAGAAGGATATGATACTTGGGGAATGATTTATGGAGGAACAGAAATACCTAATCCTGTTTATATTGAAGGGCCAGCAGGTAATCCTCCTACTGGAGATAATTCATGGGTAACAGTAGAAGATGCTCAAGGAACAAGACGTAAATTTAAACTTGGAAGCAAACAAGTGTCTGTATCAGCAACAGAAAGCCATGAATTATGGTCTTTGAAGAAACAAATTTTACAGCCTATAGATGTAACGATTACCACTTTCATAAGTAATACATCTGTAATTAGTAAAGTTTCTGGTGGACAAGATCGAAATCCTAGCGGCTTAAGTCTTTGGTGCGTTCAATATGCAAAATCAGGAGAACCTTCTTATATCGAATGGACAATTAGAAACCCTGGGGATCAATACGATACAGGTGATCAAGTTAGGCTGACAAATGTAACCAATCAACCTATAAGAGGAGTTATTGCAGATCAAGTAGCAATTGAATCTAATACTATAGAAATCGTAGACGAATTAAGTGGTTCAGGTGATAATCAAATTAGTACAGATTACTGGTCTATTATTAATACCAATCCAAATAATGCTATAGCAGATTATTTTTTATATGATTCAGAAGATTCTAGTCATAGCAGTCAACCTGAACACGAAATAGTATTTGTTAACGAAGTTAAAGAGGCAGATGATGAACAGTTTGTAAAATACCCTGATTTAGCAATGGCAGGGTTAAGAATACATAGCACACAAGAAATAACAAGTTTAAGCAATTTATCTGCTTTTATAACTAATGGAATAAAGACTCAAAGGTTAATTGATGATAGTGGAAATGCTGTTTCTGAAACTGTAAGTAAACAAAGTACAAATAATTTTGTAGATATTGCTTATGATTTATTAACTAATGATGTTTATGGTGCTGCTGAATTAATAGGAACAAGAGGTGTTAATCGTAGTGAAATGATTGATGCGGCTAAGTATTGTTATAAGAATAAATTTACTTGGGACGGTGTTATTGATAAAAGGTTTAATTTAAGAGAATTTATTTTTGAAAATGCTGCTTATAATTTATTAGATTTTAGTATAAAAGGAGGACAATTTAGTTTAAGACCTAGTTTTCCTGTTAATAATGATTTTTCTATTAATTATCAAGCAACAGCAACGCCAAATGGAGGAATTGATATAAAAGCATTATTTAGTGATGGAAACATGCGTAATTTACAAGTTTCTTTTCTTTCTCCAGAAGAAAGAGAAATGTTTAAAGCAACAATGTTATATAGAGAAGATAAATCAACTTCTTTTCCTGAAACAAAAGTAAAAACTTATGCTTACAATCATTCTAATATTTCTCATGCAGTATTAAAAAACCTTCCAGAAGAAGTATTTGATTTAAGTAATTGGTGTACTTCAGAAAATCAAGCTCATTTATTTGCTGCTGTGGCTTTAGCAACAAGAAAAGAAGTTGATCATGGAATTACGTTTGAAACAACTCCTACTTCTGTTTTGGGAGTTTTGCCTGGGGATTATATTCGTGTTATTTCAGAAGTGACTCACACAAGCAGGTTTAATAATGGAAGTGTTGATAAGGATGGTTTTGTAACTTCAAGGGTTGCAATCTCTGGAACAATTAATGTGTATTTTTGGAAGCCTGGGAATTTGGGACAAGTTCAATCTGGTTCGTTAAGTGTTGGAAGCGATGGAAAAGTACAACAAGGTTCTTTAATAGGTACGTTATTTGCTCAGATTGATACAACAACTGAAAATCGTTTATATAAAATTGAATCTCTTACTTACGGAGAAGAAGGTTTTATAAAAGTTGCAGCTAGTCACGCTCCATTAACTTCTGACAATAAACTTGCTGTATTGTATCGAGCTGAAGAGGGTGCTAATTTAACAACATATTTCCCTGAGTTGGGAGCATAGTTATGCCGCATAGTTTTCCTTCAATAAAGCCAAGCTCTAGAAGTTACAACCCTGGCGAATATCCACAAACAAAGTTTGAAGCTCAAAATGGAGTTAAAACAATAATGAGATATGGAAAAAATAGAGTTAATGCAACATTGCAACTAGGTTTTTCTAATATTTCTGATGCTAATGCTGCTTTAATTTTAGCTAATTATGAAGATGTAAATTCTGACTGGGATTATGTGACGTTTTCTTCAGCCAATGGAACAGCAGGAGTAGGTAGCACAAACCTTTCTAATTACTTTCAAGAAGTTGGATCGGGATTAAAATGGCGTTATTCTGGGCCTCCTTCTGTAAGAAGTACCTTTAAAGGTTTGAGTAATGTAAGTTGTAGTTTTGTTGCTTGTCTCGATTCACCGTAGAATAAACGCAATGTTTAATTTTTAGGTCGTGGCTTTTTATAGCGGTCAAGACGGACAACTATTAATTGACGGCACAAAAGCCGCAAAAGTTCAGTCTTTTTCTTTTTCTAGTTCACAAGCAGTTCTTGAAACTACATCTTTAGAAGATACAGATCGTACTCTAATTGCTGGTGTCAGAAGCTACTCAGGTAGTGCAAGACTGTTTTACTATCAAGCTTCTGCTGGATCTGGTGGAGATGTAACAACTTTAATTAATAAATGTATTAAGGCTGGAAGTGGGGCTGGTGATGGAACGGCTGCTGATTCTAGTTCTGTTACTTTAAAGTTAAAAATTGATGATGGATCAGCTAATGGTCGATTTATTACTTTTTCTGCTTTTATAACAAGCTTGTCAATGAACAGTTCAGTTGGTGAAGTATTAAGTGCTGACATTAGTTTTGAAGCAAATGGAGCACCTACAGAAGTATCTATCTAAATCATGGGTGTTTATTTTGGTCAAGCAGGGGAAATAGCCCTTAAAAGAGATTCGTTGCAAGCTGCTTTAAAAACGCAGTTAGATCCTTTTGACGTAAACACATCAACAAAACGATTTAGTGTTGACCATAGTTCTGGTTCGTTAATAACTGGAGATGAAGTAGAAATAGAAACTGTTGATAAATCTACGCTTGAACTTGTTAATGGTCATAGTTATCCAGATTTAAAGAAGTTTATAAATGTTGATCCAGTAGGAGGTATCCGTTTATATAATTCTTTTGCTGCTGCAATAGAAGGATTACAAACAAATGCGTT